ATATATATATATAATATTTTAAACGCACCCGACAAGTCGCTAAATAGTCTTGTAATATGGAGCAAGTGGACGTTAATCCATTAAAAGGAGTCATACTAAACCGATTAAGGTAAACGTATTTTATTTGAACATTTCCTTGTATATCAGATACACGTGATCGTCTAGGTAATTTATAAAAATTAAACGAATTACTTCCAATATCTATACGCGTGTTTTCATTCAACCAAATATTTGAACCCTAATGTAAATTAGAAAACAGAATCATCCACTTTAATTCGTTGGTAGTCCTTAAAATATTTTAATAAATTTACATTCGACGTTTGACATACTATATTTTATCAAAATGATTTCAATGGAATTGACTCCGTATTAAATCTTATACTGTTCATAGGAATGGAGAAAAACGCCTAGAATACACTTCGTCGCTTTTACGTATATCAATAAAAAGATATGAATCGCGGATCTTATACGTTCTGATAAGGATATAAAAACGAATATGTGATGCTTAATTCAATGTGCAGATGTTACAACGAGGAAATAGATTGACCGAATGTTGCTCTCAAATGGAGTGTAAAATTACATTGTAATAACCAGGTCGGGTGTCTAATTATAATTTTAGGTGACACACTACAGAAATTATAGAGAATTGTCCTGCTTGGAAGATTTAAATACGGAATACCATTAATGATTGGACATAATTGTCGTCTTTCTTTTACCCCTTAACCATTCGCCATCATAGATTAAATTCCCGTTTTTGTCATATTCTTTACCTTTGCCTTGACGCACGTTATTGACCCATTCGCCGTCATATTCGGTTTGTCTATGAGCGTATTTTATTTCATTTACATAATATTTTTTACCTAAACCGTGGCGTTTATGATCCTTCCAATGTCCATAATAATCTAATTCATTGTTTATGTATAATTTACCTTTTCCTGAAAATTTACCAATTGAACAGGTTCCATCGTATAGAAAGACGCCCACATACCGTTTGCCTTCCATAAAATTGCCCCCTGACCAACGTCCATCCAATCGTATGTTCCCGTTTTCATAATATTCTTTGCCGTGCATGTTATATTTGTCTTTTACCCATGTGCCTTCGTATTTTAATTCTCCTGTTTCATAATATTCTTTACCTTGTCCTTCGCGAAATGGTCCTTTAAATTCGCCTTCGTATTTTAATTCTTCTGTTTCATAATATTCTTTGCCTAGGCGATTCGTATGAGTCATCCGTATTTTATTATGATCATCGGGATAATAAGCTATGGTATGCACGCCATCATTCGCATATTTTAATCGTCCATTTTCGTAATATTCTTTGCCTTTTTTGTAATATTCAGTACCTGGTCCTTCATATTCGCCTTCGTATTTTAAGAATCCTTGGAAGTAATATTCTTTACCCTTTTTAAAAATACCATCTTCGTATGCGCCTTTGTATTTTAATTGTCCATTTATAAAATATTCTTTACCCATTTTGTATTCACCTTTTTCGTATTCACCTTCGTATTTTAATTGTCCATTTATAAAATATTCTTTACCCATTTTGTATTCACCTTTTTCGTATTTACCTTCGAAACATAATTCTCCTGTTTTATAATATTCTTTGCCTTTGACGAGAATAAACTCATCAGCTGAATAAAATTCATTGTCTGAGATACGTTTCGCCACATCGTCATAATCCATTAGGACGCATGTACCAATATAATATAATGTTCCATCGTCGTAATAACGACTCATTTGACCAGACGAATCATAGTCCACATCTATTGTCCCGTTTTCGTGATAGAATGTGAACTGGTTACGATTCAATTCACATTCTAATATTCCGTGTTCATAGTATTTTACATAATTCTGAACAATATTAATTCCGCCAATGGACTTGTTTTTTAAAACGAACACAGGCTTCGCTGGCTTCTTCTTTTTATATTTCGGCGTAAACGAACATTTCGGCGTAAACGAACATTTTGTTTCTTCGTGTTTAAAAACAATACAATATAGTTTTTCATTTTCATAATATTGAATCGAACTATTTTTTGTTTCAGTTTTTATATTACGAATTATTTTTATAGGCTTCTTCTTTTTATATTTTGGCGTAAACGAAACACGATGTAAGAGAATCCAATATTTATCTTTTAAATCATTAACATGTTGTTCGGCGTCGTTTATCGTTTCCAAAAGGATTTTAATACTCATACTTAAATTGTATGACCACAGATTTTTCAATTTCAAAGAAATATTATTCGTCACTTTATTTTCAACATAATATACTTATTCTGTTTATTTCTTGATGAATAATCATAAAAATATACTTGTTCATTGTGTGTTTTTATTTGCTCGAACAATGGGCGTATATTTGTGAAATATAATGCTATGATCCCTTGGTCGTTTGTTATACTGATAGGATATTCTATTAATAATTTCAATAAATCATCATACGTATCTTTTTTTATTATGCTTGTATCGTATAACATTATGGTGGTTTGAAAATAATCTATGTTTAAATCATATGTTTGTGATAGTTTCGTAAAATAGTCTATATTATTTTTGTCAAATTGATCATGTAATTTCCATTGATACGTTGGAAAAGCATCGGATTGAGCCAACAATGTATTTTCTTTACATTCGCGTATCATAGGCGATATATCTGACAAAATAGTTATTCCACAATCCAAATAAAAAATATAATCCCATTGTTTGAAAAATGTGTTGAATAAATGTAGTTTATGAAATTGAAACTGCTTCATAAACCAATGAGGAGGGCGTTTCATAACTTTTTGTATAGTTGTAAACTGTTGTGAAAAAGGAATATTTGGAAAATATGTTACGAGGATATTATTTTGTTGAATGAATTCGCAATTCAACAAAGGACTATTATTTAAATCGTCCCCAACGACTAAACAAATATTTCCTTTGTATTTTCCGTGTGTAATTAATTGTTCGCACGTATACATAAATTTATTAAAATATGGTTTGTTGCATAAAAATACCACGCACAAATTCTTGTAACCCATTATTATATGATATAATAATGGGTCATTGATATAACGCACCTTTGTCATTTTTTCTTCTGAGATTTAAGTCAATATTATTTTCTCTATTTCTTAAATTTAGAATTAAATACTCCTTTGTGATTTCGGTTTTCTCTTCGGATTCTTCTTTCGCGAATTATAGATTGTCCGTTTCTTACATTTTACTTTATGAGGTTACATATTGAATGATTTCGAATTCTATATTACTTAGAAGATTTAAGTTAATATGTCGTTTTTCTCTTGGGAGGGGGTGAAGAGTGTTTTTTAAAGATTAAGAGTTAGAAGATGGTGTTAGGATAAATTTTACGCGTTTTACTAAACATTCTCGAAAAGGGATTTATGAAGGACATATTTAACTTGCTACAGAGGCTTTTCTAATACTAGGTTTTGGTCTTGGTTTTGGTTTTTTAGTTGGTGTCTCCGTTGTAGATTTCTTAATACTAGGGTTTGGTCTTGATTTTGGTGTATATACTTTTCTAGTTTTTGGTATTTTTTTATACATTTTCTTTATATTTTCTGCTTTATTTTCTATGTTTTGTAATAATTCTTTTCTTGTTTTGTTCCTTAATTTACTTTCAAAATAATTTCTTTGTTCCTTTTGTCTTATGTATTCATTGAATGGATTTATTTTATCCATTCTCTTTATATTTTCTGCTTTATTTTCTATGTTTTGTAATAATTCTTCTCTTGTTTTGTTCCTTAATTTACTTTCAAAATTTCTTTGTCTTATGTATTCATTGAATGGATTTATTTTATCCATTCTCTTTATATTTTCTGCTTTATTTTCTATGTTTTGAAATAATTCTTTTCTTGTTTTGTTCCTTAATTTACTTTCAAAATTTCTTTGTTCCTTTTGTCTTATGTATTCATTTAATTGGTTATCTATTTTTGATTTATATACCTTTTTACTTTTGTTAGAATTATTCTTAATCTTTGTTTGTATGAGTTTAGACGGATGATAATATAAATCATTTCTTTGTTCCGTTTGTCTTATGTATTCATTGAACGGATTTTGTGTATTTGATTTTACAAGGGGATTTTCTACAACGTGATTTTTTACAACGGCGTTTTCTACAACGGGATTTTTACGCGTCTTTATAAAAGAGGTAAATGGATTTCTTAGAGACATATATATATAATATTTAAACATTGCTTATTCATATTTATGCTTATTTAGTTAGAGACTTACGTGTTCGCTTTATTGCAGGAGTGACAGTGTCCTTGTAGATGAAGTTTTTGATGAATTGTTATGATTTAGTTTATTAGGCGATATTTTACGGTTATTTAAAGACGTTTAATTTTTGACTAAACATACATTTAATGTTTTATAACGATTCATTCAAATCAAATATTTCAATGTTTGGTAGTTGAATTACTTTTTTCTTCATTTTTGTAATAACTACCATTTTCTTCGTTTATCTAATTTTTCCATAAGATATTTTAATTCTCTTATTTTTAGTTTCATAAATTACAAGATTTATTTTTATAAATCAGAACTTTTATAAATGTGATAGCCTAATGAAAGTCTCATTTTACGCATTTGGGGTTCTCAGAGACATAGATTATTCGACCGTCACCACTTTGGCTAAGTTACGGGGTGTATCTGGATTGTATCCGCGTAATAGGGCTAATTCGTATGACAGCAATTGTAAAGGAATTATATTTAGTATACATTGGTAGGTCTTATTTTTAGGGAGCATTATAGTATTTTCGCGGTCCAACGGCTCATTTGTAATGGTAAGGATATGACGAGTTCGGCTTTTCAGTTCTTCGTAGACATTTTCGTTTTTTTGCCAGTGTTTGTCTCGCGGGGCTAGCAATATAACGGGGAACTCTTCGTCCAATAAAGCGAAGGGTCCGTGTTTTAAACTACTAGACGAATAACCTTCCGCGTGTAAATACGCTAATTCTTTCATTTTTAACGACGCCTCTTTTGCACTATATTCGTCATACTCTTTCCCTAATATAAAACAATGGTCTTTAAACATAGGTAAATAGGGGATCACGTCTACTTTCAAGGCTTGCGCTATTTGTTCGCTTAATTGACCCAAGTCTTGTATGACTTTTCTATGGATGGATTGTAACCCTCGTTGTAATTGAGAAAACCACAACGCAATCATAGACAAGAGAACCACCTGTGACACAAACGATTTGGTAGACGCCACACCCACTTCTCTACCCGCGTTCAAATAACATCCAAAATCTACTTCGCGCGCGATCGCCGAATCCACTTTATTGATTACCCCGATTTTTATGTGGTCTTGTAACAAGTCTATACATTTATGTAGGTCTTTGGTTTCGCCCGACTGAGACACCAATAGAAACGCGCATTTCCCCTTAGGAATATCCGAGACGCTAAATTCACCGGCATCCAAACACTGGACACTTACAAAATTACACCAAGTTTTTATATATTTACAGCCAATACACGCCGAAAAATATGAAGTCCCACATCCTAACAATATAATATGTTGTATATCTGACAACAGTTCTTTGTTCAACCCGCCTAAAAAAATGGTCCCGTCCAAATGATAACGGCTTCCGTGGTTTGTCACGTGATGAATCGTTTGCGGTTGTTCGAATATTTCTTTTTGTGTCCAGTGTAAATAGGGTTCATGTGTATAGGAAAATAGTTCATCTGGTACGGTCTTTAATTCATACGTATGATGGGTGTTTATATGTATTGTATCTTGATCGTAGTCTATTTTACAGACGTCGTTTGATTGTAGTTCTATATAATGATTCATAATTCCACAAAACCCGCTGTATTCCGACGAGACTAAAGCAAACTCTCCGTTGTGGCTCACTAACAAGGGGCTTCCATGACGTACACAATATATAGTATCTTCTTCTTTTAAACATTGGATACATAATCCCCACGTCCCTTCCATCTTTCGCGTGACCCATTGTATGGACTCGAGGACGTTATACTTGTGCGAATAATATTCCAATAAATTGACAATGACTTCGCTATCGGTTTGGGAATAAAATACGAATCCTTTGCTCGTCAAAAAGTCTTTCAGTATTTTATAATTTTCAATAATGCCATTGTGTACGAGCATAAACTCTCCATTTTGACTTCGGTGCGGATGGGCGTTTTCTATTGTTTTGGCGCCGTGGGTTGCCCACCGCGTATGCCCGATGCCGTTTAGAGAAGGCGGGTAGTCTATATTACTTAATTGCTGTACTGAATCTTGGGAAGCATATTTTTGTAGAGTCCATTGTCTTTGGTATAGGAGCGAGATACCGGCAGAGTCATATCCCCTATTTTGTAATTGCTTTAATCCATTTATAATAAAGGGCGAGGCTTCTTTCCCAATACAGGCGATGATACCGCACATTATATCTATATTTATATATATTTAATTTCTTTCTATAAACTAATGGACGAAGAATATACACAAAAAGGTGGAGAAGTGGAATCTTTTTTTTCTTATATGATTCAATTGTCTCAAAAAGATAAAAGCGAGTTATTAAACATAGTCCAGTATATCACGTTGGCGATTGTCCCCATTTCTTTGGTTGTAAAATTAATGAAAATGTATTTGCCTCCTTTTGACGATTACAAAGGAAGCCTTGAACTATTGATGGAGGTTATCTTACAATTGGTCGCGTTACTCCTATTGTTTTGGTTTATTCACAGATTTATTGTATTTATACCTACTTACAGCAAAGAATCGTATAGTTCGTTAAATGTATTTCATTTTATAATTCCCTTTATTTTTGTATTGTTTACGTTGGAGACCACCATAAGCAAAAAAGCGAGTCTGTTGCTAAATCGCGTGTTCATTTATATCGGTATTGAAAAGGAAGCGATGCAGTCGCTGGACGACACGGAAGAGATTTACACCCCCCCGAGTATACAAGTGCCTTGTCCGGGACCTATGAACAATCCTTACCCGCAAAATACGAAAGAAGAGAACGGTAAAAATTACAACTATGAAAAACCGGACAAGGCACTTCCAAGAGAACAAGGACCTATGGCGGCAAATGAGGCGCTCGGTTTATATGCCTTTTAAGAAATCCATTTAAGTATAGTATAGTTATCTATATATGAACGAAGAACTGAGCGAATTCGTGAAAGAATTAGACGAAAAAAAAATGATAGATTTAAATTCGTCTATTATCAAAGCCTCTAAACAAGATATATTAAAAAATATGGGATTTATTGGGAAAGAAATAAAGACCTATCAGACTCTATTGAAAGACTATAGGTTTATTGACGAATTGGATGAACTCTCGTTAGGGCATCACATTCGTTGGTTTAATATAACGCGACCAGACCATCTGGTTTTAAATAAAGGAGCCATGCTCACCAAAATAGAATATAAAAACAATGAAATTCTATTGTTATGTAAAGGATACAATAGACGATACTTTCAATTAAAGATGAACGACCTTATATTGTTTCAAAAATTTACATCCCAAGAAATAGTACTTATAAGCATCTTAGATTACATACAAGAGAATCATTCGGTGTAAGATTTCTTGTTTTACGGAAGGGTTTGATGAAATGTCGTTTTGTATTGGAACCAATATATTTATGTTTGCTAAATGTAAAATGATACAAAACGGGCACACTATGCTGAAACATATGTTTATTTAATAAAACATTTGTTTTTTGTTTGATTTTGTATATAGACTTGGGTATATCCTTATTATAATATTTTAATACATTAATACATTCATAAATAGATAATTGTTTTGTCATTAATATTATATATAGATAAAAAAATGAATAGACATATTATATTTGATTTAGATGAAACCATAGGTTTTTTCAAACAATTCGTGTTCATCTTAAATATCGCGGAAGCCACGACTACCCCCGATTATGATATGTATTTTGAATTATTCGAAGAGTGTTTCAGACCCCATATATTCGACATTTTCCGCTTTATATTAAAAAAGCGTCAGTCTAAACACCTAAAATATATTATTCTTTATACCAACAATAAACAAGATTTTTTTATTCAAAAAGTGATTCGCTATATGAATAAAAAAACGAAAGCCGTCTGTTTTGATTATATCATTACGTTCAATACCAAAAGACTTCATAAACACAAAAGTTATGAAGATTTATTACATTGTGTTCCTACGTTGTCTCGAAACGACGAATTGCTGTTTATAGACGATAAAGCCCATACGTATATGAAACATCCTAAAGTCGTTTATTTTAAATGTGAAAAATATATCCGCCAATGGACACGCGAACGTATACAAAAAACGTTAAGCTCTATATTAACGGATACAACCGTGGCACAAAAACTAAATGCCTATGTGTTTTTAGAAAAAGAACTTCCTAAAAGTATTTACGAAAGTATGAGTAAAAAAATGCTTCACACGATAGAAATATTCATATACGGAAACGCGTTGTTTTAAGGTTCGCGCACTAGGGTCGTTGGACTCTACGAACCTAGGCATCCAATAATAAGGGATTACATGTGTATTTCTTCCAAACGAATGGATAAACAGATCCATGTAATAACTTTTTTCGTTGGTGAGGTCGCTTCGGTTGGTATAGTCTTTTAGATGTTGCTGTATGATTAAATACCACGAATTCTGTGGACTACTTACACCATCACTGAACGCCTCTTTTTTGCGCCATACGATCGTAGACGGCAAAAGATCGCTCGATGAAATGGCTCGTCGCATAAATTCCTTTTCTGTGCGCCCCCTTCTATAAGAAATGGGGATAGACAAATAATAGGGTACCAAGTCTTTGTCTAAATAAGGGGTCCTAGATTCCAGCCCGTGACTCGAGATACAACGATCGCTGCGAAGTACATCAAAGTAATGAATATCTTTTAATAATCGGAGACATTCATTATGAAAGTCTTCGTCGCTTTTACATGCGTTAAAATACAAATACCCTCCCATCAATTCGTCTGCACCGTCTCCATTCAAGACGACTTTAAAGTCGCTGGTTTCTTTGATATATTTACCAATCAACCAATTCCCTACACTCGCACGGACGGTTGTAACATCATAACTTTCTATGTCTCGTATCACATTGGGGATGGCTTGTATAAACTCTTCTTGCGTCAAAACGACTTCGTGGTGGTTGCTTTTAATATGGTGGGCGACTAGATTCGCATAATATAAATCTTCGCCGCCTTTCATTCCGATAGAATAGGTCGTTAAGGTTTCGCCTTTTTCACGATAATATTTGGACGCAATCGCGCAAACCAAACTACTGTCCAGCCCACCTGACAACAAACAACATACTGGACGCTCGCTTGTGGTAAGTCGTTTTAAAACCGCTTTTTCTAATAAGTCATATACGTTTTTATAATGCTCTTCTTTGGTCGCCTCTGAAAAAGAGACCTTTTCAACATAATTCGATTGTTCCTTTTTCTTGAATCCTTCGTCAAAGTATGTAAATAGAGTATACGTACCCGGCTCCACTTGCTTGACGTAGGACGATTCTTTGGTAAGACTTTCTAAGACCGACGAAAACATATACCCGCCTTCATTCACACCTTCGTATAGCGGTTTAAGACCATAGGCGTCCCTTACTACGATGACGTTTTTTTGTAAGGCGTCGTAAAGTATAAACGCAAATTCGCCGTCTAGTTTTTCAAATGCTTTACACCCATATTCTTCGTATAAATGTAAAATGACTTCGCAATCGCTTTGCGTCTGTAAAGTATAGGGCGCAGACAGTTCTTTGTGATTAAAAATCTCTCCGTTACAAATTAAACTATAGTGTTTATGAATGAGTGGTTGATTCGAGGCTTCGTTTAAGCCGTTGATGGCGAGGCGATGGAATCCCATATAGAGTTGTTCGTCAACCTTTGTAAATACATGCGATTCGGGACCCCGTTTTGAACCCAGCGTGCTCAACATTTTCAATTGTTCTTCCCCTATACGATTGTTTAAGTACGCAAATAGGCCGCACATTAGGTTTACATATATTATTTATTTATATTCTTATTTATATGGAACAAAATCGACCCTTTGTCTCTCGATTGGGGTTTAGACCCACCGCGACCAAATACACCGACTTCAAAATACCTGACCCCATAGTGGCTGAGACCACCAACCAACTGGTCGATTTAGAAAGCCAATTGCGTAATCAGACTATGGCGTTACAACGAGACTCGCAAGCGACCTATGTCCCGACCTCGCAAAGCGATTTATATCGTAATCCGATGCAATATACAAAAGAATATACGGCGTATACGCCGAGCGCCGACTATAAAATACCCTTGTGTAAAACCTTGGATCCTAACTTATTTCATAATTCGACGCGATATTATTTAAAAAAAGAAATATAATATATGTATCACGATTACATAGCTAGAAAGATCCCAGTGCCTATTTCGTCCGAACGTTCATTTCTTACACACAAAGAAACCTTGACGCGTATCGTGAACCATATGGTCCAACCCAACGCAAATGACACGTATCCAGAGTATTATATTTATAAAGATCTATTGGATACCTTTACAGAACAATTGGTTCGTTTAGAGACACATTTAAACGAGCCACGCCCCATTGCCGACGTATCGGATTGTTTTATAGAAGAATATAAAATAATGTTTATAAAACAAAAACAAAAACCCGTTTTGGACTTATTAAAAAATAGAAATACTATATATGAAAACCTTTAAGTATTTAAAATGTCATCCTAAATATAAACACATCAAAACGTGCATCGACGACAAATTAATTTTAAACATGAGAGATATTTGGAATAAGCGTCATCCTGACAAAATAATATATTCCAAAAACATAAAACACATTGAGGTGCAATTGCGAAAGTATTTAAGTATATGTAAAGACCAAAAATGTTTATTGAATCGGACCGTGAAAAAGAAATTTAAACTATTCGCGCCTTACAGTCCAAAACAATGGGTGAAAGGAAAATCGGATTGGTTAGACAGTTTGGATATTATGCGCGTGATGAAACAATACGAAGAAGCCTATCCAACCTTTGAGTTCATTGGACCGTCGCCGATGGATTTCGACAGCAAACCCGACGGCGCCTGCGTGTGGCCTGAACTATGCCATTTTAGTATAAAAAAACAACTCGCAAAAAAAAAGAATAAAATAGGCTTCATATTTAATACAGACCCGCACTACGAAGAAGGTTCGCATTGGGTATGTATGTTTATGGATTTAGACGAGAATTATATCTTTTATTTTGATTCAAGTGGAGCACCACCAACCGACGAAATCAATGCGTTTTCAGAGCGCGCATTGACCCAATGTAAAGCATTAAATCGTGATATGCGCGTATATAATAATAAAAATATGAAACACCAATACAAAAGCGGTGAATGTGGAATGTATGCGTTATATACCATCATTACTATATTAGAACATACGCACAACATTCAATATTTTATGAAAACAAAAATACCGGATATAAAAATGAATCAATATAGGGATGTAGTGTTTAATGCGTTATGAACCTATAAAAACAAACGATTTATGTCTATAATGGAAACCTTATGGAACGAATGTTTAAAGCATAATTTGTTCTTGGGGTTTTCAGAAGATGAACTCCCAAACGTACAATCTTTATTTGAACAAACCTATGAAGAAAATAGAGACACCACATCGCCAGAATTTATATCTATATTCAGCACGAAATTGAAACAAAAGAAATTCAACTATAAAGATTTAATCGTTGAAAACAAGCCGACTATCATTGATTTTAGCGACAAGGCGGAAGAAGAACCAATTGCCGACATAGACCGACTGATTACCGAAAAACAAAAAGAACGCGAGCAACTGTATGCAAATCATACCCCGAATCCTGCCCAGAGTCCTGGACCGAATCCTGTCTCGAAGCTTGCCTTGAGTCCTGTCCCGAGTCCTGCCCCCCAGGCGGTGTCTCAAGAACATTATCAATATCAAAATAAGATATTGGAGCAAATATTAGAATCTCAAATTAAAATATTAAAATATTTACAAAAAAAATAACTTATATGTATAATGAAAAATAAAATACATACGCTATTATTTATAGGTTTTTTTTGTGTTTTATTATATTCGGTGCTGTATTTTATAAAAGAAGGTTTTTCTGAAAACGATAGTTATGGACAATGGGAATTGTTGTTGAGACAAAGTTACAACGAACAGTTTACAAAAAGTCCATTCGGCGGAACGTCGGTCAATGTAGATGCGTTATATGATTACAATGGTAAAATAACGGAGCCGAATTATTACAATCAAAAATTATTATCGACCTATGATTTTAGTAGTAATATTATATTTAAACTAAATATATATGACTTATATGAAGACACGATGCCCTCTTCTACTATGACTTGGAGTCAGCAATTTTCTAGCCATTTACCGGTCGGCGTGGTGAATCGAGACACTACGTCCACCTTTAAAGGTATAGAAAAAGGAACGACAACGGACTTTGTATTCAAGCAAGCGGATGAAAATAATTATATTCTAGGCGCCTCGACCGAATATTTAGGCGATAATAAAATACCCGGAACTTCCGAAGATACCTTTGTCGAAAAAACGGAATTATATTTATGGAATCCGCGCCCTAAAAATAAAAATACATTTAACGGTGATTTCTCTAAATGGACTATTCAAAAAGTGGATATGGACAAGACCGCGCATAAACTCTTTTGGAATAAGAGCGAGGGGGTTAGCGGAGAAATAGACGACGACGCGCGTTACTCTTATTGTTTTGGCAAGTTAAGATGTAATGATAATACATATTCGCCTATCAAAAACACGGATGGTACGTACAAGCCTTATTGTAACTCGGACGCAAGTAATAATCCCGTTTATTGCGAAGGTTCGTTTTTATACAATACAGATTCCGCTTCGTTAAAAAATGTATCTATGGGTACGTTAAGTTATGATATGATGGGAAAATATGCTTCTTATACGGATCTAAGTCATAGCGCTCATTTTAATTTATTTAGGGGTTTAACTACCCCATACGAGAAAGATTATATCGACCCCGAAATTAGCGGCAACGATATCATTATAAATGAAAACAATAATAAGACTACGTTCCATATATGCGATTTTTTAGACAATCAGAATCTGGACAATGGAACCAATCTACAAGAAGAATGCCAAGCGGATCGTAAATATATAAAAAAAAACGGCAAAAATTGTATTGCCGATTTCGGAGACACCATAGATTCCAAATATGCAAACTACGTTTGTGAGAAAAACGAACGATGTATTGGGTATAATTGTGGTTCTAATTTTGGTTCATGTACACCGACATTATTATAGTCTATTATTATAATGAAAATCCTCTGGTTATTATTTATTTTTGTTTGTATAAGTTTTTTAGTGTATAAAGAACCTATGTCTGTTTTTAATAGTTCTTTAACTTTTTCATTGCCTACAAAAGTGGATAGATACGATTGTAGCGACGCAACGCATCAATATTGTTACAACGGAGATTTAATTAAAAAAGATATATTTGGAAATAACGTGGCATTAGAAGGGGAAGAGTACTTACATGGTACAACCTATACACACCAAGAACGCCCCCGCGTTTATATAAAAGATTTTAATACAACCGATCCAAAGGGTTCTAGTAAAACGCGCGATGTGTTTTATGACCCCTATAAAACATGTAATCACAATTATCCTTGGCGTTTAGACCTGAGTTCAAATACGACAAGCAACCACGCGTGTACGTCTACAAAAGATATAGAGAACTATAATACATGCGTGAGTTATGAAAAGCAATGTCCGTTCAAAGATATTTTAATGGAAGAGACCATTCAATACGTGGCATACGATTGCTCCGATGGCATCAATGTAAAGAATGCGTTAACCGACGTAGATGCCGAATGGGTGACGAATACAATGGAAATAGGGACATATAAAGATACCTCTAACCGAGCACTGAATGTTTACAAAGGTAGACAAAATACCAAAGGCGAAAACTATGACTCGGAAAAATGTAGCGAAGCTTGTACGGGTTATAACTATTATGCTTTACAACACGGAAACCGAGGCAATCCGCAGTGCTTTTGCGGAAATTCACTTGATCAGGCGACCCAATACGGACCCAAAACATGCCCTAAAACAGGCGGCAGCTGGTGTAATTCTATTTATAAAAATGTATGCGGATTTAAAACGGTGGATAGTCAAGAATATTCGAATTCTTGTTATAAAGAAAAGGATATGTGGGTAGTGAATAATATGACGCCCGTCGAGGAGAAATGTAAACAAACTTGTTCGACGTCGTATTACACCACCCCGAACGGAGATGTGTCCAATTGTTTTTTATACGAAGCCCAAGCCAGTTACGAATATGATTTTTATAAAGGTACATCTAATACACCTCCTACAAACCCCCTTTTTTCTGCCTATAAAGACGTAAGTAAACGCGAAGAACTCGAAGAAAATGATATCGTAAAAATTCGTAATTCACCCGTAACCTATTCTGTGCCTTTGTGTAGCGAAGAAAAGCCCTTTTACGCGAACCACGAGTGTCGTCCGAAAGATACAAAGGAGATCGACAAATCTTGTAATGAGACTACACCGTATAGGGTAAACGGATTATGTGTAGATGGTGATACAGCCTTAGAGGCGATTGCGAATGGATGTAATCAAAAAAAACCATATAGAAAAAACAATATATGTTATGCTTCTCCGGAAGATTCCGCGTCTGAACAATATACGTTTAGTCATTCTTCTGGAGAGAATTGTTATGTAAAGGAAGTAGACTATGGTATATCATGTGAAAATATGTACAGTATCCAATCGGATATATCTATGTTATATAATCCGATTACAAACAATTATATTGGAGATTTACATACGGGCGATTATTCTTATATAGATTGTACAGGTACTTTGACCAAGTGTATGAAAAATTTTCCGTATGAAAAAAATGACAAAAACGAATATGTCTTGCCGATGAAAACCTATGTGGATAAAAATATTCCGGTCTACACACGAGCACCAGATTACATTGAACCTGCGTTTACAAAATACACCAATCCCTATAATTCAGATATTCAACATAGTTTATTCATTCAATGCAAGCATAATTATTCCAAACGTTCTCCAAAAATAAATATGTGTCCTGAGCAAATGCCTATTTGCGAAGGATACGAAACCGACCAACAATTTGGTTTATGCAAAGAGACAAAACACGCACCCCAAAGCGTCGTAGCGTCTAGTAGACATTTTTTGGCGTGCAAACATAACTATGACGCCAACAAAGCCTCCCCCAACATGTGCCCGTATACTTTACCCTATTGCGAACAAAACGAATGTAAACAAAGTAGTTTATATAATTTGATTGCCATTTAATACTCCAATCTCTTCGCCCGTTCCTTTTATAAATACTTTAGGAGGGGTGGTGCGATAGTCTATGAAGACCAATGTTAATACCCCATTGAATAAGAGCTCTTTTTCAACAAACATTTTGTCTTCGACTTTTTTCTTGACGGGTGCCTTTTTATAATCTAACGCGTAGGCATTTTTGTCCTTTTTATTATTTTTTGGGAATTTAAAGCATTTCTGCTTCGACGGCAAACAATCTATGGCGCTTTCTTTCAGTGTACTTAAAAACGATTCGGCTAATACTTTCTTTTCTTCCATTATTTTAAGTAAAAACTCATCTGTAGAAATGTCCTTTTTATCCTCTTTTATAGAAGATATATAAAGATATACTTGGACGTTTTGTTCCTCTTTATCCAATCGGTTATGACTACAAATTCTTCTTGCCCGACCAATCACTTGTTCCAACCGAACATTGTGCCAATAAGGTTCGGTAATATGTACGTAGCGCACGTTTTGTAAATCAATGCCTTCCGCACCAGAAGACGTAATCATCAATACGTTGATAAGAGAGCCATGTAAATTATCGGTCTCTTTGTAGAGGTCTTTTAATCTGGTCTGGATAGCCGGAGATAATTTGGATAGGTCGCTATTGTAGATATTTCGTATAATTTCCTTTTCTTCTTTTTCTTCCGTACCGGTATACAAGGCAAATACCCGCGTTTCAGTGTAAGACGTTTCTGGATAAATGCCGTCTAATTCTATCGTGTAGCTACCCGCTCTCGTTTTAACTAGAACCAATTCTCTAAATCCTTGATATTTCAACAATTGGCGCATCATCTCGATCCCTTCAATGCGTCTAAAACTACTGTATAACAATTGGCACGTATTTCTATCGCGTATAATATGTTCCAAAATAGAATGGAATTTAGGGCTATATTTCATCAATCCCATTTCGCTGTCTTCGTTGGGTTTATCAAAGGCTTTGGATACGAACGAAAGTAGTTCGTTAAAGAAAAGGGTATTTCTATTTAAACTCACCTTTTTCAAAAATGTTTTAATATCGCTATCATACGATTCCGCGCCTTTATTTAGAACCCGATCACCGTCTTCTTCCACACCATCCGCTCGTTTTAACCGATCGTTTAGTTGTATATAATCAAAATCGTCTTCGGTCATTTTTTTAAAATCCGGGAAGGGACGCTTTATGTCGTTGTCGAACACGAAATTACACGCGGCGCGCGTAAACACTTTGTAACTGCCATCTTTTTGGTCGCTCTTTGTGGATTCTTTCTTTTTATATTGTTCATATTCTTTTTTCTGGTGGGAACTCATAGGTATGATTTCTGTCCGCATAGGTTCAAGCCGAGGCATAAGGGATGTTTTGTCTCCTAAATAAGAAATGAGACCCGCGATTCTGGTTTGAAAAAATTCCTTGTTGTTTATCACCCTCAAACCGCCTTGCTTTTGTACAAACAAGCTATTGAACTCTTTTTCTTCGTCGGGGATTCTCTTGTATTTATGAATATGGATTTGTTTGATAGGAATACTTTTTAACGCAAGTTGCAAGACGTCTTTAAAGTCGGTGTCGACGTACATTTCCGGGTTTTCATATTGGACTTCTCCTGTAGACGTGGCGACGAATCCATACGGGTTCCGCACGACATAAATGCGGTCTAATTTATAATCTATACGATTGTAATCTTCCAACGTTCGCAACGCGTCTTTCAGTATTTTTAGTTCATATTTTTTGGTTAAAATAATTTCATATTCGGTCGTATAGCCTGATACCAAATTAATCATAATACCTAATTCAGACGGAGCGTTTATATAAGGCGTACCCGACAACAAAACCACTTTACAATTTTGTGCGTCCATTATACTTTCATACATGTCAGTAGAAACAGATGTTTGTCCCGCCATTAGCTTATTATTTATGCGGCTTATAAAATTGTGGGCTTCGTCTACTACGATTACACTATTGTGGAACGGATTGGTTTTGTGTACTTGTTTCATCTTTTCCCAAGATTTTTTATTGACGCCATTGTAATTTATAAAATTATATTTCATAGAAATCAACACACGTATTAATTCTTGGATTTGTTGCTTGTCTTCCTCTTTCAAAGATTCATAATTGGGTCTGTCTTCTTCTATCAACCAAATACCCTTGTGTTTTTTCATATAAGTTTCAAGTAAGGTTCGGTCGTGGTCTAAGAATAAATAGTCTTTAAACAATTGAAACACCATTTCGCTATCGTGTTTGACTTTCTTCCAATGATGCTTGGTTTTAAATAATTTGTCTCCACAAAAAGACATTTGATTCCTATAGTTTTCTTGTAGCGAGGCGGGGGTCAATATAAATATCTTTTTGTCATGTTTCATTCCTTCTAAAATACCAATCGAACTGCAAGTTTTACCCGAACCCAGACCGTGGTATAACAACAGACCTCTATAGGGTGTATAACTATTTAAGTAAGATTGAACGATTTTCTGATGTTTTAACATAATAAAATCGGAGGATTTGTCGCAACTATCCACTTCGTCGTCTTCGTTGTATAAATCTTCTAATAAAGAGTGGACGGAATCCATAAATCCATATTGGCGGTCTAAATAGAAGTCTTTTTTTTCTATTTTGAATACATCGGGGGTATATAGCGCATAGTCTTTTAACAATTCGTTGTCTACATCTACCAGAGACGGCGCCTTTACAGGTTTGTCGACACGCTCTTTGGGCTCGGTTTTTGCCCACGCTTTGATTTCAGGCTGAGTCAATATGATTTTACCCGATAATACCATCGGCTTTTCTGCAAAAAAAGACGACAATTCATTCAAAGATAATTTATATAAAGAATTCATCACTCGTATAAACGCGTTTAACTGGCTTAATTCGGGGTTCTTATAAACAAGTTCCACCGATTGGTTCATATTATTATATTACTATTTTTTATTAATTCATTTACACATTTAATCACATATAATTTTTCTATGTTATACGGTCGAATGAACAAGACACATTCGTCGTAAGTACACCATTTCATATTGCCTATTTCGCTTTTTTGAAATTTCGCACGATATAGTGTAAACGGCATAAATCCAAGATAATATTTATGCTTATACGATTTTAAATTAGATCCTGTGAATACTTCTTCAAACGGCACCAAATTATGCATCAAGACGATATGTTGTTTAAGATAACCGGTTTCTTCGCTAAATTCCCTTAAGGCACACTCGACGTCTTTTTCTTTGTAATTTCGTCGTCCTTTTGGAAACCCCCATTCCGGTAACACCCACCCCGATTTTCGAAACAAATAGGCTTTATGTTTTAATACAAACAGCATTTTCTCTTTATGTCTAAGGTCAAATGGTATATTCTTTTCGTTCCATAATTTAGTCCATAAGGTTTCGTAATTATGGTTTAAAATTTGGTCGATTTCATAATCGGTCATTTCTTGGATAATATTTTTTAAATGATACTCGTTGTATTCGTTGTATTTACCCCGCAAAAAATCTACATACCCTAATGAATCTTTTCGCTGTATTAATAAATATTCGACGACGCCTTCACGTATCCGATAACATATGACGCCCAAGCTTGTGATGGGTCGCTTACAATTATAAAATAAATGTCCATAATTTTCGCAATTGTTGCATAAAGGTTTAGGTTTACCTATCATAATTCTTATTATATTTTATTATTTATATGATTACTATAAATATAGATATCGTGTTCCAATATTTATATTTTATTACGCGACAATACCAGCCCAGCGTCCCCAATAAAAAGAAAATAAAACAACTGATAGAATGTATGCCCTATTTTTTGCCCACCCACAAAGACCAACAATTATTTTTTGAATTGTTTCAGCAAAATTCGATCGCCAATTACGACACAAATGACGCGATGGTTATATATGGGTATATCATTTACGAAGAGTATCACAAGCGTAAACAATTGCCTTATTTAGATCGTCATCATTATATTCTACATTACGACCATATCATGTTTCCAACGAAAGAGCCTTCTTATTTAATCTTTTGTATTGTAATAATTTGTCTCGCCTTTATATATGTCTATTAAGCTATGGATTATTTTTTTTACGGGATTGTGTATGTACGACTCCTATCATGAGCATTATTATTTTAAACGTTTAAAAACCTATCAAAAATATTATAAAATGGTGGGGATCGCGGTATTCGGGTTAGGTTTATACGCTATGATAAACAAGGGTGGGCATATGGATTCGGCATCTGTGTTGAATAATTTTATCAAAGTATTGCCTATCGATCGAGACACCAAAGACATGTTTACCCCGTTTATACCCAACGCGAGCGAACATAAAATGTCTACGTCAGGCACGTCTACGACCACAAAAAGCAAGCGAAGCGTCAGCGAAACCAAAAAGAAATATGTCGCCTCGTTACAAAACTGGTTATGTGGCGATTGTCAGAAACAATTGCCCGCTTGGTTTGAAGTAGACCATACAACCCGTTTAGAACACGGTGGTACAAATGAAATCAGTAATTTAGTCGCCCTTTGCCGTGATTGCCACGGCAAAAAAACCTCGTTAGAAAATATGTCCTAATATATAATGATTGAAATTATACTGTTTTTTTTAGTCGGTTACGCTATAATACTACTAAATCCTTATAAAATAATGGACTATATATACGCTCCCATTATTTTGTTCTTTTGTATGGGCGGAATATATTTATTCTTTTCTACCAAGAGTACGATGGATCTGTTTGAATTTTCGAAACAAATACTTACATATCTCTCTATTTTTTTAATCTGGATTATTTTATTTTATGTAGCTCGCGCGGTTTTATTGTATTCGATGCGCCGTTCTTTCTTCCTGGTGTTCTTATTTTATATGGTCGTTACGGCAATTATATATAAGATGGGTGCATCGCCGGGCGCCGCGGACGTAAACGACCTTTTACAACTAACGCGATACTTGATTTTTTATATTCCTTGTTTGTTTGCCGATACGATTGAGTATTTTGTAGAAGACGCGAAAAAAACAAACCAAACCACCTATATTCTGGGATTTCTGCTCCTTTTACTGATAGTCTATTTTTTTTATCCGATTCGCCACACCGACGGTCGCTTGCTGATTGACGGTAAAACAAAATTAAATAAGAGCGTATTGAGCCTTAATTTAGAAGAGGTTCAACCCCTAGAAGGATTTAGGTCTCTCAGTGACAAAGATTTAGAACGAGATACATTGCCCACGTTAGAACTTTCGCCCGACTTAGAATGGCTGAAAGATTTATATCTATCTTTGAAATATGATTTCTTTATGATTCCGAAAGACACAGACCAAGTGACCGGGAAACCTCTGTATACGTATCAATATGGTATGTCGTTTTGGTTGTATTTAGAATCCGAGGTGTTGGCGGAGACCCGAGACAAAGCCTTAATTATGAGTTTTGGTTCTAGACCTTCTTTGTTTTACGATTACAACAGAAAACAACTCGTTATAGAAGTAACGGATTATGTGGGGTCTGAATTCAAACAAACCCGCGTCTATTATTCGTCGAATATATTATTTCAAAAATGGAATCATATCGTTATGAATTACGTGAACGGACAATTTGACTTATTCATAAACAATGAATTGGTTGCCACACAGTCGAACATAAGCCCCTACATCAACGCAACTGACCTTTTACAGGTGGGTTCGGTTGAAAATTCCGACTTAGGTGGTATAAGTCAATTCAGATATTACGACACACCTTTGTCTCAAGATAAAATAAAAAAAATCTATTCGGATTATAAAATAACCGATTAATATATGTTCTCTTTTCATTTTATGCTTATTTCTGCGCTTGTCATACTTACGCTCTATGTACTTTTTACGAATCAAATCGGTAGTCGTAGTAAAATTGTAATTGTAGTATTTTTAGCTATTTTAGGTATCGTCCTTATGAACCTGACGAATTATTCCAATGCTTTGGTGTCGTCGTCTAAAGACGCCAAACAAGTCATTCTTATACCCAAAGATAGTCTTCTAAAATCTAGTGGAAATTACTCGGTGTCTATGTGGATATACATCGAAGATTGGAACTATAAATTCGGCGAAAAAAAAACGATTTTCCGACGCGAAAGCAACTCAAAAAAACCCCATATTTATTTGGACCGCTATAAAAACGACGTTGTAATTGATTTTGTAGTCAACGCCATTAGCGGGGAAGAGTTAACCCTCGTAGATAATTATGACAAATCGTTGGAATGGTGTATAAACAATAGTGAACTAGACTTGAGTGAAAGTATACAATGCGATTACGATTCAACAGAAGGAAAATATATGCCCAAAGAAAACGGGGTCAGTTGTAAAAATGGATCCTATCAATGTTTAGACGGCACCGCACCCGACTTGGACGATATTACATGCTTACAAAAAGACAACGAACAAAGCGCCACCTTAAAAAATGTGCCTTTACAAAAATGGTTTAATATAACGTTTGGATTTGGAGACAACCATACAGATATTTATTTAAATGGTAAATTGGTTCAAACCAAATCATTCTCAGGCGTACAATATACATCCGAACAAAACGATTTTCAAATTTGTCCAGACGGCGGATATAGTGGCTCGATTTCAAATACCCATTATTTTAATTATTTGGTGTCTCCCGACAAAGCCTTCCGTATTTACAAAGAAGGACACCAAGACGTTGTGGTCGGTTCTTTATTTGGTAAGTATAAAACTGCGGTTACCTTTTACGAAGATAATAATGAAAGAGCGAAATATTATATCAGCTAATTATAATGTCTAATGTAACCCCGGCAAACGCAACGAATGTAAAAGATTCCGTAATGAGCGCCGTAACGCCTATAAAAGATGCCGTAATGAGCACCGTAACGCCTATAAAAGATGCAGTAATGAAAGCAGTGAATTCTGTAAAAGAACCCGTGAAAGAACCCGTGAAAGCATTAAATTCTAAATATACTTCCTTTTTGCAATTCAACTCCACTATAAGTAAATTTGTATTTATACTATTGTTGCTGATTGTATTCGTATTATTGTTTCAATTTGGAATGTTTCTATTAGAACATACGTACGGGACAAAAAGAACGCCTTACGTGATGAAAGGTATGATCGATAGCGATATTGTTCATGTTGTATCCAGCAATCCGAATGTATCTAAATCCATACCGATTCTTCGGTCGGTCAACGAACTCACAGGAATAGAATACACGTGGGCGTTATGGGTCTATATAGAAGACCCGCATCTAAACGCCGACCAAAGACACAAACGTATTTTTTCCAAAGGGACGTATACGATGAGCGATTCTATCAAAAACAAACTATACGATATTGCCTTTTTAAATAATTCACCCGGATTATATTACAACGCCGAAGACAATAAAATAGTATTGGTTATAAATACATATTCTGACAATGAAAATATTTACGAAACAATCGAGGTAGATAATATGCCCATAGAAAAATGGGTTAGCTGTGTCATTACTTTAAAAGATAGAAAAATAAATATATTTATCAATGGCAATATGTCCAAAGAATATATATTGAAATTTGTTCCAAAACAAAACTATTACGACACGATTCTTGGAGACAAAAAAGGATTTGGTGGCTTTATTTCAAACTTGCGTTATTACGACCACGCGATTAGTACCGACGCCATACAAAGCATTATGCACGACGGACCCGATACCAAGAAAGAACTCTCTTCTAAAGTATACGATGCGCCGCCGTGGTTATCTATGAATTGGTATTACAACTAATTCCTCCACCACGCGACTCCAGTCGAAGGGGGCGTGTTGACGTAGTAGAGTCATCTTTGGATACCACCTGGTAGTCTTTTCTTTGCCCCAACGCCAATCACAACCAGCCGTTAACAAGGTGTAACAAGGTACATCCAGAGTCCCACACATATGTGCCAACGAAGTATCGGTCGTTATGACCGCGTCTACAGATAGTATAATAGACATACTATGTCTAAAACATTCTTTTTTATCTACCTCTAAAATAACGACCTTGTGTTCGCGCAATAGTTCCCTTTCGTGCGAAGTGATATCTTTGGCGATCGTGATACATTGAACGTCGGTGCGTTTGAACAACGGCACCAGCAAGTCCAGTTTTATTTGTCGATTGTGTTCTTCGTGCTCGTTTTGAGGATTCCCTTTCCAATGGACAATTATATGTTTTTTATCTTTGGGTAGTTTGTCCATAGGATAATACGGCAAAGGTGGGAAATACTCTATATAAATATCTTTGTAATCCAATTGTAACAAGACGTATAGTCTTGAAATATTGATATGGTAATCAAATGGTGGTAATAGATGTTTATTACTGTAACGCCAGGTTTCAATAGAGTTGGAATCTTTATGGATCGACTCGTATATCCAATATAATTCATCGTATATTAAAAATAAAATGCGTTGGTCGGAAAATGTCTCGCCTAGTTTTTTCATAAAGCGCGCATACATAATATTATCACCCAAACCGCCACTCATATACACCAAAAGAGTTTTGCCCTTGTCGCCTGGTTTAAACCCGCCCATGGTCTCCGGACGAATATTTAAATGGTCTACGTTGACCTGGTTCATATAAATCGTATATGTATACGATTCTTTATAACATTGTCGGTTTAACAAATACAGCCCGTAATTTAAAAACACATTTTCTTTCCACTCTTTTTCTACTTCAAAAAAACGAATATATTGGTCTAATTTATAAGCATATTCGTTTTTTACATTTAAATATTGGCATATCGTATTATGTCTAAAATATAAAGTGATAGAAAAAATACGATTCAAATGTGTGTTTTTATATTTACAAGCCAAATAGCGGCTAAGGCGCAAGGAATCCATCGTATTTTGTTTATTTCCAATACACAACGCGTTTAAACAGGCTTCGTCATGTTCGGTCGGCGGGTCGTGTGTGTATAGAATAGGCTCGTTAAGCGTATTGTAGACATCTTTACCTAACATGTATTTTATTTATATATCTTTTCTTCTATAATATACGAGTCATATAATTCATTTATGTGTCTTTTCAGTCTATATCTTTTGTCATTTTGGACATGTATATTTTCCGCGATGGAAATATACTCTTCGTCGTATTCTTTGGATTTGCTTTTTTGTCGTATTTTATCTTCACAATCCCATAAAGTTTGATTGATCGTATATAACTCCATATATAACTCATGGAAAGACGCGTCGTGTTTCTTATAAGGAGCGAGCAACTCGTATTCGTTTTGTATCGATTTGTTTTCTGGCGCGTGTAATTTCTTCAGCTCTAATATAGTTATTTTGTCTACAATTTCTCCATACGAACAATAGATCTTAAACATAATGTAGGTTATTTTCTTTTTTCTACTAGAATGAACGAAAGAATATAGACGAATTTGTCTCTTTTACAGAAGGTCGTTTAATATTTAGCGTATAACCAATTCTAATATCGAAAAAGAACCGATTTACACCTTTGAACATTAAAACGCCGATTTTATCTTTGTATTATATAAATGAAATCAAGTTTATATAAAAGACAAATTATTATGTTTATCGTAATGGTGATTATTGGTATGCTATTCAATCCTATGAACATATTAGCATATAGATTTACAGACTTATATATATCACAAACACTATTTTATGGTGGTTTATTAATGGCTTCAAATATGATATGGGCACACGAGATTATTCATTATTTATCAATGGGGCATTTTAATATGTTAGTTTTCTCTGTTGGAATTATTTTATCTATTGGTGTATCAATACTATTACGACAACAATTATTCGTTGATGATAAACAATGGTTAAAAAGAATGATTAGTCATCATTCTACCGCATTAACAACGTCGCATAAAATATATAATAAAACAAGTAATCCCAAATTAAAAAAATTAGCAAAAGAAATCATTGATACACAAGAAAATGAAATACAATTAATGAAATCTATGTTATAAATAATTGGTGTCTTTATGATTCCGTATATTAATATTTTGATGAATGAATGTATCCATACTAATAATAATTGTGAATAATAAAATATTTGGTAGAGTTCTTTCTTTTTTATTAACAAAGAATACATACAATATGTATATCACTAATAATAATAAAATATTATGCATCATACCTTCCCATTTTGACCATTCGTAAAAATTTTTTAATGTATTTTTCATCTATAACATATCTAATATAGAAAGGAGCATCGTGTTTATAATCTTCAATATCTAAAATATAATTAGCAGTTATGCAATATTGCCGATTGGATACTTTATTAGGTCGGCGTTTTAAATGTTCAAAGGTGTAAAATATATTCAGGTCCTTAATCCTTTCGTATTGTTCCATAGGTTGAAAACGAGGTGTATTTAACATAGACATGAAACGAATTTTAATGATAGGTCTATATAGGTTGAATATATTCTATTCGTCTTTGGCGGCTTTCTTGGATTACATATTTTTTCTTTGAAATATTTGGGCATAAAGACTATTTTATAGTTTTTTGGTCGGGGTTATAGGGCTAGCCATTCTCTAGAATATCCATATGCGATGACCTATGTTTCTAATCCTACGCTAGTCCATTTGTTCATCAATACAATCAGTATATTGGTTACCTTTGTGCTTAGTTTGCTGTTCTTACAACTGAAATCGTTTCATATAGTTTATTTTTTGTTAGGTATAGTATTTCTGCGGGTTTAGGTTGTATACAATATTCTTATATATTTAAAGATTAAAAATAATCACTATATAATGAATACATTATTTATTTTTAGAAGAGACTTTCGTGTTCAAGATAATATAGGCTTAGCCTACGCGATGCGGCACTTCACCAATATAATCCCTATATTTATATTTACCCCCGAACAAATTGACAACAATATATATTTTTCAAACCCTAGCGTACAATTTTTATGTGAATGTTTGGAAGAACTAAAAGAAAAAATAGGTCTCCATATTTTTTATGGAGATTATATGAGCGTCATACAATCGATCCATACACAACATACGTTGTCTCATGTAATATTCAATAAAGATTACACCCCCTATTCTAGAAAAAGAGATCACACCATCGAACAATGGTGTCAATCCGAACAAATCGAGTGTATCATGACCGAAGATTATTTATTACAACCCATGGGAACGTTCAACAAAAAGGACGGGACGCCTTATGTGGTGTATACGCCATTTAAAGCCAATCTTGTAAATCATACTATACCAGCGCCTATAAAAAGCGTCGTCAAATCTATTAAAAAAATACACTTTAAATCCAATCCTTATTATAAAGAAGCACTTGATTATTATATACCCAACGTGCATAACTTGGTAAAGGGAGGTCGTAAACACGGATTAAAACAATTGAAAAAATCGCACACCATATACGAAAGAAATAAGCTAAGCACCGAGACCACGCATCTATCTTCGTACATTAAATATGGTTGTGTAAGCATACGCGAAGTCTATCATAGTTTTAAACACGCGGACTTGAAGGCGCAACTGATATGGCGCGAATTTTTTTATTATATAAATTATTATAACCCACACCTGATTGAAAAATCAAAATCGTTTCAACCCAAATACGACGCTATCCAATGGGTGAAACATAAACCGCATTTGGAAGCTTGGAAAAAGGGTCTGACGGGGTTTCCGGTCGTAGACGCCTGTATGCGTCAATTAAATCATAGCGGGTATATGCATAATCGCGGGCGTCTTATTGTCGCCAATTTTTTAAATCGTATATTGGGAATGGATTGGCGCGTCGGTGAATTATATTTTGCGCAAAGGCTGATTGATTATGATCCTTGTGTAAATAACGCCAATTGGCAATGGGTCTCATCTGTCGGCGTGGATACAAAACCATCGAATCAGCGAATATTTAATCCTTGGTTACAGAGCAAGCGATTCGATGCCCAAGCCGAGTATATTAAAACGTGGATACCAGAATTGTCTGAGGTTGATCCAAAAGATATTCATCAATGGGACCAAGGATGTAAACACTATAGTGTAAAATATCCGTGCCCAATTGTAGATTATGCGTTGTGTCGCGAAAGAAGTTTAAAGATGTATAAATTATAATTTAAATGTAAATAATAACCTTTATATAATGTCAGGATTAGTCAATCTTGGGAATACGTGTTATATAAATTCTGTATTACAAATACTTCACGCCTTGGATGAATTAAACGACTACATACACACAGGTCAACCGAAAAACCTAGACGACGCCATCTTCCCAATGGAGTGGAATGATTTGAGACAAATTATGGATAAAAAGGTGACCATTTCACCGAAACTCTTTATTCATAAAAATAAGATATTATTTGAAAAGAAACATAGAACAGAATTTCTACACCACGCCCAGGGCGACGCAAGTGAATATTTTATGTTTGCTCTAGAGTGTATTCACAATAGTTATAATTTAAACGACGTTAACCCAGCAAAGGAAGTAAAAGACTACGAGAAAAAAGAATATTCTATTGTTACACGTTTATTTTTATCTATGTTAGAAGTAAGCTACGCCGACAAAGTAAAGGTCGTGTCCACCAACCACGAAGCTCAGTGGGCAATGGATTTGCCTTTGCCAGACCAATCCGCGTTGTCTTTATACGATTGTTTAGACGCGTATTTTAAAGAAGAATATTTGAACGGAGACAATCGGTGGTACGATGAAAAAGAAGACGTAAAAAAGGAAGTGACTAGGCGGTCGGTGCTGGTACATTGCCCGGTTATTTTAGTCCTGAATTTAAAACGTTGGCTAGGGTTTACCAAGAAAAATAATAGTCTTGTTTCATTGCGACCCTATTTGGATATGTCCAACTATGCGTCGGAAAAAGTTGGATATGAGTTGTTCGGCATTATAAATCACATCGGAACTCTTCGAGGGGGTCATTATTATGTATGTATTAAAAAAAAGCAGTCGTGGTATAATATCAACGACGAACACATTACGCCCATAGCGTTCGACCGCGTCGTTTGTCCAAACAATTATTGTCTTTTTTATAGAAAATTAAAATAACTCCATCTATACATATGGAAATAGACGTAAATACTACAAGTTATTTACCGCAGTTTTATACGGATTTATTTAGTTCCTTATTAGACCGTAGCAAGATATCGTATATATTAATATTCGGACTGGTTCTATTTTTATTTGTGGGGGTCTTTGTCTTCTTCGGAAATGCTACGGGCGGAAATACCCCGATTATGTTGTTCATAGAAGTTATATTATGGGTAGTGTTTCTATATGTAGTCGTGATGAACATTCAGCATATGGATTATAATTTTACAACCGAATTAAAAAACTTATTTCGTTCAGATACGACTACCTTAGACGTTAACGTATCTAAAAAAGACGCCACCGACGACACCGACGACACCGACGACGCCGACGCCTCTGGGTGCGAGACAAGCGACGGCGAAGTATTCCATATTCCTAACAATAAATACTCCTATATTGAGTCTCGCGAAGTATGTAATAAATATAGCGCGCGACTGGCGACGTATACAGAAGTAGAAGACTCGTATAAGAAAGGCGCAAATTGGTGTAGTTACGGTTGGTCCGAAGACCAATTGGCATTGTTTCCCACCCAAAAAGAGATCTATAATGGTTTAAAACTTATACCGGGACACGAACACGATTGTGGACGGCAGGGTGTCAACGGTGGATATATTGATAATATACATGTAAAATTTGGCGTCAATTGTTTCGGTAAAAAGCCAGAAAAAACAGACGAAGACGAAGCGTATATGAAGCGATTATCCTTGTCGTATTCTCCCGCCATCGACCAAGACGAACTGGACCGGATCTCTTCTGAAAAAAACGCATTGCTTATCTCTCCCTTTAACAAAGACAAGTGGACGATTCAATAATTTTTTTTTGTTTTAGTTTTCTTTTTGGGCTGCGTCTTTAAAGACATCTTCTTAGGACGCTTGTGGTCATAGACTTTATCTAAGAGCTTCTTTTCAAATTCAAAACTAAATCCTTTTTTAATACATAAAAAGTGCGTTGGTTTTAAGTGGGTCATATTTAGTCCAATAGGAAAACAAACTTTATTCATTATTATAGTCTAATATTTTTATTTCTTGATGTATATGCACCGCGCGACTGTCTTTTAAATGTTTCATAATGTGCGTTAAAGATTCGCGGTCTATCCACTCCCCCAAGCGTTGTTCAATATATTTAAAACTAAAAGGCTGATAGGTTTTTGTCTCGGTGTATTTTATTTTTTTATGGTTTAAGATAAATACTTTATGTTGTAAATGTTCGTTTAAAATACATTGCTTGACGTATTCTTCCGTTTCGCGTTTCGATTTTTTTAGGTCGTTTATTTTTTCGTTCAGTGCCTTTATTTCAGTATCGTAGAGGATTAATTGGGTTAGGTGCTCTTTCATAATCTATCGCGTCATAATATTTTTATTTATTTAACCCATAATATAAATGAATGTATTAGAACATTATGAAGAAAATCTCGTTGGTTTAGGAGAACCCGAGACAAGCGACAATGAAAATTATTATTGTTCGTTGACTTATAACGATTCGCCTTTTATCATACAAACCAACCGCGTATGTTATTCTTTCAAAGAACTATCGGACACGATTTGCGTTTCTTTAGTGAGTCAAGAGTATGCCTTATGGATGGAGACCCTCTATTTGTATTGTATCGAATTAGTGTATGCTAAAAGTTCAGACTGGTTTGAAGAAGAACTATCCCACGACGACATAGAAAGTTCCTTTTTATCCCCTCTTAAAAGCAACATTCAAAACAGCTGTTATGATATTCAGTGCTCGATTGAAAAAAACAACGTCATTATGGTAGACAAAGAAGGGCGTATTGTAAATAAAAACAATTTAAAAAATTATAAAATTGTACCTACCATACATATCAAAGGAATACAATTCAATAGTAAACACTTTGGGCTAGATTTATCATTAAAATCGGTGATTGTTTTAGAAGAAAACACACGCACGAACGAAGCGCCTGCGCCTGCGCCTGTGCCTGCGCCTGTGCCTGTGCCTGCGCCTGCGCCTGTGCCTGTGCCTGTGCCTGCGCCTGTGCCTGTGCCTGTGCCTGTGCCTGTGCCTGTGCCTGCGCCTGTGCCTGTGCCTGCGCCTGTGCCTGTGCCTGTGCCTGTGCCTGTGCCTGCGCCGGTGTACGACGAACCTTACGACGAACCTTACGACGAATATTACGACGAACCTTTGAC